GTCCTCTTGTAGCTTCTGCTGGATGTCAGGCTGCTCTCCGTACTGCTGTAGTACCTGCATAGCGATCTGCCCACCGTTTGAACGTGCTGGCATTTCTATACCAGCGTAGATCTTAGTAAGGTCGTCAGTGACATCCTTAACCACTTGCTGCTGAGCATCTTCTACTGGTGAAAGCACAGAGTCCGCAAGGATAGGATCAATAGATCCTGCGAGTACAGCAATCAACTTGTCAACGTCTATACGGCCATTGCGGTCCAGTTGGATAAGCTGTGTCATTTGAGCCAGCTTCACTTCCTGCGACTTGGGATCTGTGTTCAGTACGTCGTAGTTAATTGTAATATCAAAGTTAGCGTCAGCGTCACCTCGGTCCATCACCTGCGGGTCAGGGATACCAGTTACACGGAAGAAGATCTCGTCTGGTCCAAAGCGTTGGAAGCAACGGTAGGCCATACGCATAACCTCTGCATTGTGCTGCAAAAACTTGTCCACCAGGAACTGCTTGCGAATGCTAGAAATCTGAGAGTCCTCATCCAGCCCTACTAAGCGATCCGCTTGAGAGGACTGATTTGTTTCCATCTCAATGGAGCCATTGTTAAAAGCCGGCACGGGAGCAAAGTCCAAATCTCCCTTGCGGCGATAAGGAATCATACGGCCTGGACCCCAGTCACTCGGTGCTTGACCTACGGGGTGCAGAATGGGTGGAAGTGTAGCTAGGCTGTTGCGATCCATACGAGAATCACGCTCAACCTTTATTTGATTCTGAATCCCACGAAGAAGATCGGGGATCGTAGTAGTATCATATAGACGCTTGCTATCCTCAGATAGCTTGGTTACGACAACTGGGTAGTCCTCGTATCCGTTAAGTAACTCCCGCTTGGCAAAAGCTGGTGCTTCATTGTTATCTCCGCTGTACTCCTTGTGGAATACTGTGCAGTAGATGCCCTCAGCACCATCGTCAGGATCGACCAGCCGTTGGTACGCATACACGATTTCTATTAGTTCATTCGCTTCGTAGGCGTTATCGGTCAAGCTAGTACTACGGCGGCCTTCCTGCTCTCTTTCAATGCTGTCAATGTTTACCCCTCGGTAATGCTCGATAATGTAATCAACAAAGTCCGGATCCCAACCTGCTGTTGCGATTTTATTCTCAAGTTCTTGAGCGGTGTAGTAAGTTTTCCAGAAGCAGTAAGGTGCTCGTTGAGGATCTGTTACATACGGGGGAAAGAAGAAATCTCCGTCCGGGGCAAGTGTCTTAATTTCCGGTGCATTTACTTGGCGACGAACTATGGGAAGTTCTGCTGTACCAAGTTCCCTTAGGTCCTTCAGTGCCTTTTTTGCGCGTTTTTCAGTAACACCATCAAAAACATTTTGCAGGATGTTGATTAAGTCTTCATCCTGCTCACCTGACTGTACGGCTTCGGCGATGCTTGGATCCATTTCTGCAATTTGATCCAGTGTAAGTTTTTGTAAGAATTGACGATCCTCTGTATGCCATCCTACGTAAGTAATTAATAGGCCCCGTTCCAGAAGGTAGTTAGCACCAAGTTCCATTTCACGCTTATAACGAGGAATATATCCGCTGGTTACCATCCACTTTAAAAAGGATGAAACTATCTCGGCCCTCGAAATGTCACTTGACTCAACTGGATATGCACGAATGTTCGCTCGGTTTAGCGATGACATAAACAAGGATACCAATCTAGTAATACGCTCGTCGATTACGTGACTTTCTGCATCAGAAGCACCTTCCCAAGGAAATGCGTCCGCACCGTGTTTGCGATGATCGCGGCTTTTACCAGGCCACCAGTTACGTCGGTCATCGTAGCTAGTGCGGCATAAATCAAAATAAGCCTCCAGTTCGTTTACGGTTTCATCGTAGGCGTTGCTGAGTGCAGCAATATCTGGAGTTGCATCAACATATGTCAGGGCTTCAAAAGTGGATTTATTTTGCATTAATTTTTTTTCTTACTGATTTTGTCATCTCGTGGATGTAACCTTTGTGGACTCCCAGTTTATCACATAAATCCTGTGGACGCATTGGTTCGTTTAATTGATGCTTTAAACGTCGATTTAAATATTCCCATCCAGCTAAACGGTTGACCTGTTCCTCAATCCATTCTGGGTCCG